GGATTGTGAAGGTATGAGCGAAGAGCAGATGGAAGAGCAAACCATGTCCACTGAGGACAAGTTTTTTGGTGTCAAGACAACAATCGGTGGCGAGCAGTCCGATGTTGATGTCGAAGTCGTAGATGACCGGCCCCCAGAGGATCGTCGTCCTCCGGCCAAAGAAGCTAAGGAGGAGACAGTTGAATCAGACGACGAAGAACTGGAGGGTTACTCGGACAAGGTCAAAAAGCGCATTAATAAGCTACGCTATCAACAACATGAAGAGCGTAGGCAACGCGAAGCCGCTGAAAAGATGCGTGAAGAAGCTGTCAGAGTGGCACAGAAGTATGCGGATGAGAACAAGAAATATCATGCAATCATCCAAGAGGGCGAGCAGTATCTGGTTCATCAGATTCGAGAGCGAGCTAATCTGGCGCTGGAGCAAGCTAAAAGTCATTATCGCCAAGCATACGAAGAGGGAAATACCGATAAGGTTGTCGAAGCACAAGAGGCTATGATTAAGGCTCAGTCTGAGTTTCAGTCTGCTGATTACCAGATGAACCAGATGAACGCTGACCAGCAAAGACGCGCTCAACAACCGCAACAGCAGTATCAGCCTTATCCAGAACCACAGCCACAGCCACAGCCACAGCCACAGGTTCAAGAGCCACCCCAGCCAACAGAAAAAGCGGCTAAGTGGGCGCAGGACAACCCGTGGTTTGGTCAGGAAAAAGACATGACTGCTCTGGCTTATGGTGTCCATGAGCGGCTTGTTAGGGATGAGGGGTATGACCCTAACTCCGACGAATACTTTGAGACTATAGATCGCACAATGCGCTCTAAGTTTCCAGAATACTTTGGTGACGAGGAAGTTTCTACGGAAGAACCCGTCACTAAAAGTCCCCCCGTGGTCACAGCGCCTTCCTCACGGAATAACGGCGCAAAGCCACGCAAGGTGAAGCTGACTCGCACTCAGCTAAGTCTGGCCAAAAGGCTAGGACTAACACCCGAACAATATGCCAACCAGCTTGTTAAGGAGGCTCAGTAATGGCAGAACAGCGCACTAACAGGGACGCAGAGTCCAGAGAAGTTGAAACAAGACCTAGCGATTCGTGGCTTCCGGCCTCCGTATTGCCGACCCCTGCTCCGCAAGACGGATGGGTGTTTAGGTACATACGCACCAGTACATTGGGCCACGCGGATAACACGAATGTCTCCCAAGCGTTTCGGGAGGGTTGGGTTCCTGTAAAAGCAGAAGATCATCCAGAGCTAGAGGTAATGTCCGACATCGACTCCCGATTCAAAGGGAACATCGAAATCGGAGGACTTCTCCTATGCAAACAGCCAGAGGCTAATGCAGAGGCGAGGGAAGCTCATTATCAGCAGGTTGCCGATAGCCAGATGGAGTCTGTAGACAACAACTTCTTAAAGCAAAACGATCCCCGAATGCCCGTTCTCAATCCTGAGCGGTCAACTCGGACTACCTTTGGTCGAAGTTGACTCCGGTTTACCGGAGAGCTTTGGCCTTTAATCTAAGTTTGGAGACTTAAAATGGCTACAGCGGCTACTCCGATGGGTGCAGAACCCGTAGGCACTCTTAGTGCTTCTGGCTCTTTCACCGGAAAAGTGCGCCATATCAAGATTGCCAGTGGTTATGCCACAGACATCTTTTATGGCGATTTCGTCAAGCTGGTTGCTACTGGTACTCTGGAAAAGGCGGCAGTTACTACTGCTGTCGTGGCAGGAACTGTCGGCATCTTTGTCGGCGTTTCCTACACTGATCCGGGTACTGGTCAGCTAACCTTTAACCAGTATTTCCCTGCTTCAACAGCGGCAAGTGACATCATGGCTTATGTCGTGGATGATCCCAAGCTGTTGTTCCAGATGCAGGCAGACGAGGCAATTGCCCAGACAGGTCTGGGTAACAATGTCTCTGCTGTTAGCACTGCTGGTTCAACCGCTATCGGAAGGAGCAAGAATGCTCTCGACGGTGGCTCTATCGCAACCACCAACTCGCTTCCGCTTCGTATTGTGGACTTCGTGGATGGGCCTAAGAGTACGGTAGGTGATGCTTTCACCGACTGTATTGTGACGTACCTCCCACTTAGCCATGCCTACGAAACCAAGCTTGGCGTTTAAGGAGACTTAGGAAATGGCTATTTCACGCGCACAAATGTTGAAAGAACTGCTCCCCGGCCTCAACGCCTTATTTGGGTTGGAGTATGAGCGGTATGACGACGAGCACACGATGATTTACGAAACTGAATCATCAGAGCGTTCGTTTGAGGAAGAAGTGAAGCTGTCCGGCTTTGGTGCCGCACCAGTTAAAGCTGAAGGCGCGGCCATCAGCTATGACTCGGCGCAAGAGTCGTTCACTGCTAGGTATAATCACGAAACGATTGCTCTCGGCTTCTCCATCACAGAAGAAGCAATGGAGGACAATCTATATGACTCATTGTCAGCAAGATATACAAAAGCTCTTGCAAGGGCAATGGCGCATACCAAGCAAGTGAAGTCAGCGAATCCGTTGAACAACGGTTTCAACACCTTCCAATCTGGTGACGGTGTTACGCTGTTCAGCACAGCTCACCCGCTGGTAAACGGTGGAACTAATTCCAACCGTCCTACCGTTGCGGCTGATCTGAATGAAACCTCACTGGAAGATGCTGTGATTAACATCGCCGCATTTACCGATGAGCGTGGACTGCTGATCGCGGCACGACCTCGTCGTTTGATCGTTCCCCCCGCACTTCAGTTTGTAGCAACTCGCTTGCTTGAGACTGAAGGTCGAGTCGGAACTGCTGACAACGACATCAACGCCCTTCGCAACAACGGTTCGATTCCAGAAGGCTACTCTGTCAATCACTTCCTGACTGACACTAATGCCTTCTTCTTGATTACCGATGTACCGAACGGCATGAAGCACTTTGAGCGCACCGCGCTTGAAACTTCAATGGACGGAGACTTCGATACAGGAAACGTGCGCTACAAAGCCCGCGCTCGTTACTCTTTCGGCGTATCTGACCCACTCGGGATTTACGGTTCGCCCGGAACGTCCTAAAACATCGGGGGGCTTTGCCCCCCTTTTTCCCTGACTAATTGTTCCACGTGGAACATTAGACACTAGCCACGACAGGAGAATCACATGGCTAACACTACCTTCAACGGTCCCGTCCGTTCTGAAAATGGTTTTTCAGACATCACCAAAAACTCTACCACTGGCGCTGTTACTGGCACCATGACGCTGTCCAACTACGAGACTACGATTACCGTAGCCAACGGAGACACGACAGGTAAAGAAGCCGCTATTGGTATCCCCTCAAACTTCCTGCCTATGGGCGTTACGATTGCTGTTACTACAGCCGCCGCTAATGCTGTCAATCTTCAAGACATAGGAACCGATGCAGACACAGATGGTTTTGTTGATGGCATCTCTGTTGCAGTCAACTCTACAGGTTTCAAGGGTTTTTTCCCTTGCAACGGCGTTCTGGGAATGTCCGGTGGCACCACCACTGCGGCTACAGAAACGGCTGATGAGGTAGAGCTTGTAGTTTCTGGCGATCCGGGCGGCGACACAGTTATTGTCCTCAAGTTCTTTGGTATCTCCAGCACTTCAGACGCATCGTAAACTGACGGGGGCGTGGCCCCCTTTATCTGGAGGACAAGATGGCTGATGTAGTCACAACCAAAATTATTGAGGATGGCCCTCGCACAGCAGTTATGCACTTCACCAACGTCAGCGATGGCACAGGTGAGTCGGCTGTTGCCAAGGTGGACGTATCTGCGCTGAGTTCAGACCCAGCAGGTAAGGGTGCCTGTACCAGCGTTAATATCGAATGCATCTGGTACACGACCAAGGGCATGGGTGTACAGATTTTTTGCGATGCAACCACCAATGTTCTGGCGTGGGAGCTAATCGCAGACTATGGCGATACGCTCGACTTTTCTGAGTTTGTGGGTCTGCCCAACACTGCCGCCGCTTCTGGCAAGACGGGCGATCTTCTTTTCACCACCACAAACGCGAGTAGTGGCGACACCTACTCTGTCGTTTTGAAACTGAAGAAGAACTACGGCTGATGAGACAGTATTACAAGAAAGGCGGAAAAACCAAAAAGAAGAAGTCCAAGTCTCGCGTTAACGAGGCTGGAAACTACACCAAGCCCGGACTACGCAAGCGTATATTCAATCGAATAAAAGCTGGCGGTAAGGGTGGAAAGCCGGGGCAGTGGTCGGCGCGTAAAGCGCAGATGGTTGCCGCCGCTTACAAGAAAGCTGGGGGAGGATACAGAGACTGATGGCCCTCAAGAAGTCGCAAAAGTCCCTCAAGAATTGGACGAAGCAAAAATGGCGAACCAAGTCTGGTAAGCCAAGCACCCAAGGCAAAAAAGCTACGGGTGAGCGTTACCTTCCTGAGAAAGCCATCAAGTCTTTATCCGACAAAGAGTATGCCGCGACTACGCGGAAAAAACGCGCAGATACCAAGAAAGGCAAGCAACATTCAAAGCAACCCAAGAAGGTTGCCAAGAAGACTGCGAGGCATCGAAAGTAATGCGTATGTATTACAAGAAAGGCGGCAAGGTCAACAAGAAGTCCATGTCGTGCAACAAGCCAAAGCGAACGCCTAGCCATCCCAAGAAAAAGTTTATGGTCAAGGCTTGCGAGGATGGCAAAGAAAAAATCATCCGCTATGGCGACAATAACATGAAGATCAAGAAGAGCCAGCCGGGGCGGCGCAAGTCTTTCCGTGCCAGACACAAGTGCGACTCCAAGCCGCCAAGCAAGATGTCTGCTCGTTATTGGTCTTGTAAGAACTGGTGATGATATGCCTATAAGCAGAGCGCAGATGGGCAAGCAGGTCAAAAATGCGCCCAAGTCGAAAAAGATCAAGAAGGCTAAGTGCCGGAATGGCTTGGCCCGTAGAGGTAGGACAAGAGGAAGGAAGGTCTGATGGCGACTAGCGGAACGACAGCCTTTACTCTTGACTTGTCAGACATATTTGAGGAGGCGTTTGAGCGAGCAGGTTCTGAGCTACGAAGCGGCTACG